CTTGATTCCGTTATGGGCAATCAGCTCATCAGCACTCTGCATCAAGGAGATACCTTCACGTATCTCATGGGGTCTAAAGGTGTGGAGGATTCCAGTGTCTAGGTCATGGGCAACGATGCAGTGGATTGTAGTGAGTACATCTAGAAAGCCATTGCTTTCAATGTCTATGACTAGGCGCATTGGGTTATCCTTTTAGTTTAGGTATGTAGTGGGCTTGGTAGCCTTGTTGGGCATAGGTTGGCTGGCCCCTACACAAGCGTCTTATAACGTCTACAGATATATCTGAATATCTCTCAGCAGCTTGTGCGCTTTCATAGATGACATTATCGCCATTGGGATGTGTGAGTCGCACAGCCCGTACAAACTTACGATTCACTGATTGCTCTCTCTTGGAAGCCCAGCGAATATTTCCTTTTTCGTAATGCCCATCATTATCAAGGCGGTCAACAGAATGCAGTGGCGAGGGCCGTTTTCCTAACGCATCCCACCACTCGGAAAATGTGTCAAAACGGAACTCAATACCTCTGCCTCCATAACCTACATAGACTGCATCGTTCTTATTAGTACAACGGTTACGAGCCTGCATATATGAGTTGTACTCGCTGATACTATGTAAGCTACCTAACTCACTTTTATATCTAACACGCACGTAAGTGCCGTCAGTGCCGTAGCACTTTTCAAGTTCTGTCATTTGACTTACCTGCTAGAAAGGAGAGGCCACAGCTACTGAGTCGAATGGACTAGCTTCGTGTAGTTTTCCTGTTTCATGGTTGTAGTTTAATGGGAAGGTCATGCCTGTGGACTGCCCCGTATACCTGTCTTTCAGTACACGAAAGGTAGTAGTCTCACGTTCAGTAATGTCTTCAGCTTGCTGGTCACGCTCAAGGCCGAACATGAAGTGACACCAGAATCCAATAGCTCGTGAGCCTTTGAAGTGACGGATGCTTACGCGCCCACCTTCTTCATGAGACCTACCATCAGGAGTAGCTAAGTGACTAACCATTGTGATGATGACGTTAAGACGCTTGGCTAACATAGCGATAGCAGCAGTGACTCTCTCTAACTCAACTCGCTCATCATTACCTTGGCCTGTAGCCAGTGCAGTAAGGTGGTCGATGTAGAAGATTTCAATGCCTTCAGCATGGTGCATGTATTCGATGTTGGACTTGATGGTGTCCCATTCACATGTACCAAAGCTGTCGTACATACGTAGGCGGTCATGGTCCATAAGTTCATCAAGAGCTACGCCCCTGTCTTCCTTGGTCCAATCACCATCAGGTATATGGAACTGCTTACCAGCTTGCTTACCAGCGATACGAATAGCAGTCTCAGCAGGACGTTGCTCAAGGAAGAACACACCTACAGTTTTCTCTAGCTCGTACATGTCGTGAACAATCTGCTGTGTTAGGAAGTCAGTCTTACCAACTCCAGTACCAGCACCAATTGCATACACTTCACCAAGCCTGCGACCATAGGTGGCCTTGTTCAGGGTAGGTAGATACCAAGACATACCCCACTCCACTGGCTTCTCTAGTTCTTCACGGATGTCCGCAAGAGATACTATGCCGTCAGGTCGGTACACCTTAGCGCCCCACATTGCTTCAAGAATCTTACGACTAGCACCAGCCATCAGTGCTTCGTTAGCATCCTTGAAACCATTGATGGTAGCGATGAAACATTTACCAGCTGGAAACAGTGGAGCGCAGGCAGCTGTGGCCTTCTCCCCTGCTTCGTCACCGTCAAACATTAGGATGACTTCTTCAAACGCATTGAAGTAGGAGAGGTTAGCGGCAATAGTTTTAGCCGCACCACCTGCTCCATTAGGTAAAGAAATTACAGGCCATTTGTTATCCTGTATTTGGCTAACAGACATAGCGTCTATAGCACCTTCGGTAATGACTACTTTCTTACCTTTGTTCCACAGCTTAGTACCGAACATAGGCATCTGTTTGAAGTCACCCAGTATTGGGAACTCCTTATCCTGTGTTCTTAACTGCTGTGCTACTAGCTCTCCTTTAAGATTATGTAAGGGACAGATGTGTACTGGCTGTCCACGGTATGAACCTACCTTGTACCCAAAGTGTCGTGCAGTTTCTTCAGAGATGCCGCGCTGTCTTAAGGCACGAACATCACCTGTAATTAAATCACTAGCCATACGAGTCCTTTGGGGTTGGGTATTAGGTTCACCATCTTCATCTGGCCACTCTAGGCGACCACATCCTGCTCCGTAGCAGAAGCCACGGCCTGATGCATAGCGTGTGAGAGCATCACTTGACCCACAGTCGGGGCAAGCTTCACGCCCTACTGCTGGGCTGTCGTCATGTTCTCTCATGACTAGGCTGCTAAACTATATTCAGCATACTTAGTCTTGTTCACACCATTCTTCATGGTGGTATCTACCTCGACACCTGACTTTTTTATACTGTGAACCACAGCAGCTAGACGTGTGATTCCATATAAGCCAATGGCTTCGATAGAAGTAATCTTGCGATTGTTGTTCAAGTGGTTAAGGACAGTTTGAGTTTGTGACATATTAATTTCTCTCAGTTATTGAGTTCATAAGAATGAAATGCCCTCGTAATGAAGGCATTGGTTTTGTTCAGGCTATAGGGCAACTTAATTAAATCTGGTCATCCCACCACTGCTTCACATCGAAGCTAGGGCAGTCTTTCAGAACATTAGGTAAGTCACGGTGGCCTAGGACTTCAGCGTCTGGATATAACTCCGTCAACCTTTCGATGAGTGCCTTAAGGGTCACCCACTGTTCGTCCGTAAAATTGTCTTCTGATATGGTTACGTCCTTTTCAGTAACGCCACCAACCATTGCTACACTGATAGATGTGGCATTAAAGCCACGGGCATGAGCGCCTATCTGTTCAGAGTCACGGCCTTCTTCAAGAAGTCCATTTTGTCTAATCACATAGTGATAACCGATGCCTAGGAATCCACGATGGCGATGCCATGCGTCAACCTCTACTCGTCCTACATCCATTGAAGGACGTGTTGCTGTGCAGTGAATTACAATTAATTCTGTACTGCTTCTTTTAGCCATGCGTGTGGGATACTCTCCTTTGCATACAGGAACCCATGTTTCTCACACCACATAGCGTATGTAGTCTTAGAAGATTTTGAGATTCTCTGGTTGGGGTTAGAGAACACAAACCGAATGTCTAATTCAGGATGTTGTTCTTTGATTAGAATGTGCTTCTGGCGGTCAGCCACCATGAAGCGGCCTTTGGTCTCAATGAAGATATGCCCTATCTTAAAGTCAGGCGTGTAGGTAGAAAGGCGAGAAGGTTTTGTGTACTTAATCTTCTCTTCCTCGTAGGTATACGGGATGCCCTGAGCTGCTAACTCTTTAGCTACCCGTACCTCTAGTCCACTTCGGAATCCATACTTCAGACCAACGTCTTTAGAATGGAACGTCTTCATAGTCCTCCGTTGATTCTTCTTGGAAGCTCTGGGCTTCAGCAGGTACTGTTGCGGCAACGTGTGAGTAACCTTCCTCGTCATCAAACATCGAGGTGGCTTCACTGGTTCCAGCTAATGCTTCAATCACCTGCACTGAACGCATACGCAAAGATAACCCTGCGCCTGCTAGTGCTGTGTAATACGGTATGATTTGAAATCCAATACGTACCAGTGAGCCATTCCATAGTGGAATCTCTTTGGTGATAGGCTGGCGCTTGGCATCAACTACGATGGGCTTCTGTTCAAAGGTCTCACCTTTCATAGTGGTGACCTTAGCCTTAAGCTTTAACTTAATGGTGACATCACCAGTCTCTTGGTTAACATCATATGGGTCAGTCACACGTATCTTTGCACGTGGCTTACCTGTCTCTTCAACTGCGGCATCAATTGCTAAGGCATGTGCTGCATCAAGCATCGCCATGATGTCTGTAGCGTCTGAGTTATCCATCACTAGCTTGGTCCCGTACTCACCGTCTACATTAAACTTAGTATCTGGTGTCCATAATTTAGCCCACTCTGTACGGCCTCGTGGTGAGGTGTGCATTGGAAGCTTGTTAGTTTTCTTACGTTGGGTCATATAATTTCCTATATGTCAGGTGCGTATAAACGCTATTTGTTAAGGTTAGCCGCGATGAACTCATCGAGGATTACGCCTTGTTCCATTAGTTTGGATACAAGGTCTAAAGGCAGTGCTTCGCCTGTCTGGATAAGGGCGGCAGCGAATGCCTGTTCAAGGGTCATGTCTTCGATAAGTTAATCTCCATATACAAGAAACCCCTCGGAATTGAGGGGCTTCGGTTTTGTTCAGGCTATAGGGCAACTTAATTATTTACCCCACAGACAATGAGTGTCTATCGACAAACATTAGGCAAAAGAATAGCGTGATTCAATTGAATCAGCGATGTCCATAGTACCTTTGGCTGGCGGTAGAGATAGGTCATCCCTGTCTTCAGGTAGAAGCTGCTTACGTAACTCTAGGTAAAGGTCATGAACTACATCAGAGTTGGAATACATCTCTAACATAGCCTCACGGATGATAGACCCGAACCTTCCAGTGTCAGCACAGTGAGTACCGAAGCTGTCATGAATTAACATGAAGGCATCTATACCCTCTTCCTTAGCACGTGCTACTGATAACTGTAGATGAGCAGCGTCACAACTATGCACCCAGTTAGGGGCCATACCTTGAGCTGACTTACGGCTACAGATTTGGTCAGTGCTTGTTTTATCTCTGAGATACACTAGGGTTCCGTTGATGCTGGTCTTCACCTTCCTTGACTCCATGTTGTAGTAAGATTGAACCACAGGTAGTCCTAGTGGCGTAGTCCATCGTACAGGCATGGTCTGTTTAGAACCATCTTGCATGGTGAACTTAGTCTTAGCTACAGCACTCGCTGCACCTGTCAGCCATTCCATAAGCTGTGCCGGACGTTTCACTGTGTCTACTACAGCTTCCCAAAGAAGTCTGGCGATGTAACTAGAGGCACGGTAACCAGCATCATAAGAGAAGGGGAATTCAACACCACTCTTTGCACACTGCCTCTTCAATGGTTGCATAACATCAATCTCAATTTGATTCTTGAAGCCATACTGCTTTGAACCATAGCTGTACGTCATGACAGAACGCTTCGCTTCCTTACGTCCAAACCCAAACTTCAACCATTCTAAAGCTAGCTCTGTGTAGCAAGGTACTCGAATTCCCATGTTGTTTAGGACAGGTTCACCCCAATGCTCATAAGGTTTTTGAGAATCCTTTACCAGACGCTTTGTAACCTTGTCTGCAACAATTTGATATACATCTTGAGGCGTTTCACTGGGTAAAATGTTAACGCTCTCAGCGGTCGTTGAGCAGCGCATAGCCATAGCTAGATGTTGGAGGCCAGAGCAACTTCCATCCATAGATGCAGCGATGTGACTCACAAATGAATCACCTTGCTCTAGGAATCCTTTCCATTCCATAGCAGCAGCCATAAATAAGAACGGCTTGTCAGCTTCAGCCCACTCACGGTTCTCCCAAGGATTCTCTACACATGCCATTATCCAATCTTCATTGTCCATCACCCATTGAACACGGTCTTCAAAGGTAGCTTTGGACATCTTATCGTAGTCACCCACGTTGCATAGGTGTATAGCTAACCATTTCCAACCATCTTCACCTAAAGGTTTACCCTTAGCAAACTGTAGGCTGGCCTTCATTTCATCAGGACCTAAACAGTTATAAGGGCTGACACTATACACACGGCCTCTGAAGTCTAGCTGCATACCAAAGTAGAACTCATCGTACTGGCTAAACTCAGTGGCTGTATCCACCATCGCTACGTAAGCGAAACGCTTGGACATATTCTCACGGTTAGTAACACGTACACGGTTACGTTCTTGAGCGTATGCTGCACGTTCAGTGATGGATGCCTCATCGTAGTTTTCTAGGTGTGGTGGTTCCTCTTCATTGTACCGAGAAGGTATTGATGGGCACCACTCTACGCCAGCCTCCCACATTTCTGTAAGTAGCTTTAGGATAGGCTTATTGACAGACCAAGCGGTCTTTTGGATAGCATTAACTGAGTCCAGGACTAAATCCATTTCAGTGTGCTTTAGTTCCTCAAAGTATTTTTTGTTGTTGGACTTAACGAACTTAACTGGACGGTTATGGCGTGTGTAGTACACTCCGTTAGTTAGGTTATCGTTTGTCCAATCACGTGGCTCTACGACTAATGGTTTATAAGAAGGTGTTGTTAGTCCTGCTCTTTCACTACGCTCACTTATCCAATCAAGAGTTTCTTGAGTTGCTGTAAGTCGCTTATCAGTCTTGTGCTTACCCTTGGACTCCGTAACTATCTGGACTAAACCAACAGTCTGCATGAGTATGGTTAGTAACTTAGCACCAATCTGCAAAGTGGTATTACCATCCCAAGCATCCCAGCTTTGAATGTTACCTTTACTAGCCTCATCTCTCATACCAGAGACAAGAGCATCGCGCCTACTCCAACCTACACGTTTGTTAGTAGCATCAATAAGACGCTTACATAGTTCTTTATCTTCTGCACGTACCTGCTTTAGACGGTACTCATCCTCTATGGCTGCTGTAGATGACCTTTGGATGTTCTGTAGGGTCATGGTCTTTGATGATATACCATTGATGATGGACTTCATAAATACATACGCCACTACTTCAGGGTCTCCACTCCTTAGAATATTATGAACCTTAGAGCCACGCCCTGCTTTCACAGGTGACTCAAACCACTCTCGGACTCCTTCAGAATACTTATAGAGTCCCTGCATCATGAGTGTGTGTCCATATTCAGTTGCAGATTCACCACCATGCTTACGGTGGGTCTCTACACTCTTGCGCATCTTATACACACCTTCGTTTCTCATAGACATCTCCATTTGTATCTGGATGTCCATCTTCGCATTCTCCTCGGTAAAGTCTTCTATAGGTTTATCATCATTGATGATGGACGTAGAGTTATTCTGTGACATGTGTCACTCCTTATCTTTAGGTTGGTAATGACTGTCATTCGACAATCCTAGGGTGAAGTAGTCCCGCTCTTGCATCGCTGCCGCTATAGGGCAACTTAATTAATTGGTTAAAAAGTAATCAGTTTAAAGGGTAGTTTATAGTCCAGTTTCCTAGGCTTTTTCCTAGGGCTGTAGACTTCCTTGAGTATACCAATCGACAACTATTAGCGCAACAAAAAGGCCTATCCATTAGATAAGCCATTTGCTTGACATTTGATATTGTCATTTGATTTCCATTTGGTAACGGAAGTCAACCCTAGTGTGGCGCGCCCGAGAGGATTCGAACCTTCTCCGGTCGTTAACTAGGTGTTGACCCCCTTGGTTTCTAAGGGTTTCCCGTGATGTGTCTTATTTCACGGCTCTTATTTTGAGGAAACTTTCCTCGCTTCTTTCCTTACTATTTGTCATCATTTGAAAGCTTGCTGTGCCTTCATCACGTTGACCTGTCATGCCTGATAGTTTACCTATAGCATCTGCCTTAGAGTTATCAGTTGCCTTAGCATACTGAGCTGTCTGGTTGATGTTAGTGTGTCCCATCAGTTCCTGCACTGTCTTAAGGTTAATGTTTAATTCACATAACCTAGTCGCAAAGGTGTGCCTGATACCATACCAGACTTCATCTTCACCCCATCCCATATTAGGACGGACTACCTCTTGCCAGAATCTATTACAATGCCATTTGTAGTCTAGTCGGTTGAACAATCGTTCATCCTTTTCTAGGCCACTAGAGCGCCTCCAGATGACTTCAAGAGCAGCACCAGTAATCGGTATGCTTCGCTCTTTGTTCGTCTTAGAGAACCTTTTAGGCACTGTCAGTATCGTGTTACCGCTACTGTCCTGACGTATCCAACTCCTCTGGATATTGTGCGCCTCCATCCACGGTCTCATGCCTGTTGCAAAGAGAACTTTGGTAAAGTCCTGTAGCAACGTGTTGATTTCCGTGTCGTGGAAGTCGATTAGGTCACATAATTCAAGCAACTGTTGCTCTTCGTCATGCGTGTAATACCTAAGCCTTGCACCAGCAGTTTCCTGCCACTTAATTTCTGGACTACTTACTATCACCCCGTGTCTCTGCATAAGCTTAAACATGGCTGACAATACGCCCAGTTTATTGTTGATTGTACTACCTGAGTTTCCTTTGAAGTCCCTTAGATGATGTACATATTCATCAACGTGTTTGGCTGTGACCTTATCTATCCTGGTTAATTTTAACTCATCAACTAGAAACGATGTGATGCACTTCCAATACTGCCCTATCTTCTTAGCATAATCATCTGAAACCGCACCCCATTGGTGCTTCCATGTCTCGTCATATGCATACTGTAAAGACCGTGTGCTAGTCCCTGAGTTAACTTCCTGCTTCTCTGGGCTTAGGCCTTGGTGTAAGTCTGACTTCGCCTGTGCTAGTACACTACGCGCCTTGTGTAGGTTGGCGTGTCCTAGGACAAACGTATTAAACGGTACACCTTTAACAGTACATTTGATTTGGTATCCTGTGGCAGTCATATAGATGCCGCGTTCAACCTGTTTTGTAGCCATGATAGCCTCCTATTGAAGACCACACGTTAGCCATTTAGGTTAGGGTTGGAAGCTCTCCACCATCCTATTGACCATTGTCTGGCCTTTCTCAGTTAAAACCGCGTACCTTACCCTGCGGTCTGTAGGGTCATTCTCTAATCGCAAGAATCCTACTGGTGCTCCAGCACGTCTTGAGATGTTTTCGTCTGATAAAGTTGCAATGCTGCGTGATACTGTAGGTGCTGACATTTCCAATGCTTTGGCTATGTCACTACCTGTCGCTTTACCCCTACGCATTACGAATATTAATACTCGTAGCTGTGTAGTCGTAAGTTCTCCGCTAAGTCGGTACATATCTGTTAACGACTCTTGCATTCCACGTAAGATAAGTCCTTTATCTAAACTCATGGCCCTACTCCTTCCTGTTAATTTATATCGGTACTGGCCCACTGTTTCCAGTAATCCCAACCCCTTATTTTAATGTAAACGTACTTTAAACCTATCTCAACTTCAAAACTACTACCTAGTGTAATATGCATACCGCTAATCCTTTAGTTAATTACGTGCTTTTATAAATAAAAATTTATTAATACATATAATTAAGCGGAATATACGGCCCTTAAGTAGCTGATACATCCAAATGGTATATAACTATCTCTATATACTGGAGGCCTGTTAATTACTACAGGTGTACAGTCACTATTTGCGTCTATCATCCATAGCCATAACGGCCAGTTTGCTTCCCTCATCCAATGTTTAAATCGAACGTCTATTTTTGAACTAATGTCTGCTATGCAAATCATTTTTACGCCCTTATGTTATCGTGCAAGTTAATATTACCACATGCCAACCTTTGTTAGCGATACTGTAAATACATACAGCGGTCTAATAACTATTCTACTCCCTAATTAAACATTTGCGACTTTAATATTAATTAATACCAGACTATCTTACTTGACAAAGAGCTAGGCCATACCAGCACTGACGGACAAGCGTGTGTATCTTCAAAGGCTTTAAATATTGCATACATGGTTTCGTACTTTCTTTGCAATCTCAGCTGCAAGGCACTTAGTTTGTGGTGAGGCATAGCGGCTACCTACCTGTACGTGGTGTAATAAAGTCATAGCCTCAGATGCGTTAATTGCACCTTTGCTTTGTGCTAGTTCCACACGTTTCCTGAGATGGTTCATTGCTTTATAGTTCATTTTGTACTTCCTTTTGTTGTTTAAGTAATCCCCATAAAGGCCCTTGTAAGGCCATTAAAGTGAGTACCTAGGCTCCTGCCGCATACTTTGCAAGCTTTTGGAACATCTCGTTTTTAAGTTCCGTGTTTTCTATGTCCTCTGCGAGTACCCATACGCCCTTGCGCTGGTAAATGGCTGTTAATGGTGCGCCTTGTTCCGCTGCTAGCCGCTGTTGATTACTCATTCTCTGTAAGCTCCCTAGGTGGCGGCCCCATATATCTATGCATTTGTATGCTGTAGGTAAATACGTGCTGTTATTAATCATTACTTAACACCTCATATAGAGCGCCAATAAGCGCCATTGTTATTAATAAAGCTGGAAGCCCGAACACTAGGGGCCATGTGTGACTAAGGAATTCAATGCCGGCTATGGTTATGCTTGATTTGTCCATTTTGTTACTTCCCTTTGTTATCGTTGAGCACTGCGTTGGTTTACTCAGTGACCCTGATAGGCAAGGCCACTTGATAACCCATTGACAGATAGTGTTAAATGACAAATATTAAGACAAAGGTTAACAGTTAAATAACTCATCACATGTCCCGTGTATGTCCATAGCATCTACTGTGAAACTGTCTGTGTAATTCTCACCCCACCAGTAACCCTCGACTATATTCTTCGCGGTGTCTATCCATATGTTAGGGCCACCAAATGCCACTAGGATACGAGCGCCCTTGTACTGACGTTCACTGTCTAGCGTGTAGTTGATGTCTAGTAAGTCCTTGATATAGTCAAAACCACCTAACATGTCCCCAGCTTCATACTGGCCAACATCGTGGTAGCCATCGTCTATGTCCTGCTGTGTTACCTCGACACCGTTCTCAATGTCGTTGATGATTGATAGGACTTGTTCTTTTAAACGGTTGTTATCTGTAGTAGTCATAGTGGTATTCCTTTTTAGTAGTTGCTTAATAAATTCAAAGAGACAGCAAGGTACAAAGCACTTGTTAAACATCCTGCTAGTACAATTAAATCAAGTTTCATTTGAGCCAATCCTGTTAATTAGTAGTTGTAATTGTTTGCAATGTATTCCTTAGCAGTGACTATGGCTGCATCCTGATTAGTCACCTCGAAATCTTGAAAGCTATCGACTTCTACTAGCCCACATCCTGTCTTATATTCAAAAACATTGAAGTAGTGACACCCTGACCACTCAATGTGTACGTCAATGTCAGCAAAGTTGAAGTAAGTTGAAATTTCCATATTAGTCACCCGTTTGGTTGCTGGTTATAGTTAAGTTGCAGCCATATTAAACCAACCTTTACCAATTGGCAAGTATTAAAATACAAAAACATGAAATTAGTTGTTGATTGGTTAGTTGTTGGCTATCTACTGTCTATCTAGTAGTAGTCTAGTAG